AAATTGAGGGAGGAGAAATGATTGAGATAGGGGAGAACCTTACTGAAGTTATCGTGTTTGGGATATTTTTAGTTACTTTTGTGGCTATGATGTGGATTATTAAAAGGGGGAAGTAATGGATAAAGAACCTAAATGGGCAAAAACCAAACTCATCTTGTATTTCCCTATTCATAAAAGGATATGGCGATTGTTAATGTTAATTATAAAAGGTTGGTGTTATTGGGATTGAGTTCTTTTTATACCAATGAGGTCGTCACACATTAAAAGATACTGGTCATCGGTCATCGCCTCACACAACCGGATGAACTCACCTAATGTTATCCCGGCAGGTTGAGGGACAATCTCTCTCCGAGGACTCAGACCTAAATGGAACTTCGGTAGTAACTCCGCTAACTCACCCTCCGCTATCACGAACTTTCTCTGAGGGCTGGATGCGGAAAACCTGACCTCCACTCCACATAACAGAGCTTCTATAACTTTCATACACCTGATTGATAAAGATAAGTTGTCCATTAGTATACACCAATAAGGTGTAACACTACCGATGTTATCGCCATGATAGCTAATCCTATCCCTCTGCTAATCCACCGTTGAATGGCAAGACCCTGTTTATTGTTAGAGACCTGACTGTTGAGTTTTAACAAGTGTGCTATAATAGCATCTTGCTGGCGGGTATTGGCTTGAGCGTTTTCCTCAATGCTACGTTTTAGCCACTTGATATCGTTGGCAGCTTCCGTTGTCACTACCAATAATTCATGCAGGTCTTTTTCATCCATTATCTAGCCTTTCTTGTCCACGTAGGGGCGTGTTACCTATTCCGGGTATCCTCTTACCCACATTGGGTATTAAACTCTGTCAGATTTCGATGCTCACGCCTATTTCGTTAATGCTGTTTTGGTTATTAGCCGCAACGCAACGACAAAGGCTCCAGCAATAGCTTGAGAGATTGATGTCCCTGCTGGTAGTCCCGCAAAATATTCAGCAACACCCAAACTTACCATCACTACACCCGCCCATAATAACTTGCTTGTATACCAGGGTTTCATATTACTCCCCTAAAATATTATACCACCAATCAACCATTTTATTTGAGAGTCCCTGACAGGCCAAGGGTCGGGAGAAGCATTTGAAATCGGATTGTCCCCTTGGAATATCCAGTTCCTACCATGAGAGTCTAAGTCAACTCTTATCAATCGGTGAATGACCAGCCCTCCGTTGTGTGCATAAACACAGATATTCATAAACTTCTTGTCACACTCGTTCTCTAACCAGTCTAGCATAATCTTGTGGTTCTCGGTATCTTTTGGAGAAACGCAAATCCCGATATGTTCCGAATCCATAGTCCCATCCATTGACCCAGTATCGGCTATCGCACAGGCAAACAAGTCGGGTTGATTGGTAAAGGGAATTGAAAGGATGTTACTTAACACCATTCCCCCATCCTCTGCTTTCAGGGAGCCTCTTAGAAATATATCAGAGCATGACGGGAGTTCATTCCACGCCATATCCTGTATGGGAAGTTTCCTCACATCGGGAACAGGTATTATAATACTATCCCGCCACTTATTGATGAGTTCTATTATCGCTTTATAAATTCCCATTACACTACCGTCCATGTACCAACGGCACTTAGAGCAATCCAGTCTCCATTGCCATCTGCAATTAACTCAACAGATTCCGGTATACCGTTGGCTGAGATATAAGAGTCATCTCCTTGTTTCCCACCGTTAATATATATCCCTCCCGCAGCGCCAGGGTCTACCCGTAACTCTTGATTAGCCATCACCCCAAACTTAAAGGTACATCCTGCTCGAGCGTCCTGTGGTAGCGTTAGTGTAATTGCACCACCCGCACCTAGATTTGTGTGGATTGATCCAGACTCATACTTAGTTAAAGTGTCACTAGTGGTATGATGTTCGATGTTGCGTGCCATCGTTCCTGGAGTGTTGACTACATTGGTTGTTACTCCCGAACTGTCCGTCCACCCTGCAGTATCTATTAATGCAGTCCCGTTGATTACGTTCCCTGTCGCGCCAGATTGTATCAGTATACCGCTGTCAGCAGGGCAACCTGCGATTTCCAACAACTCATAGATGTCGTTGTCCCCGAAGATTTCGACACCTGCTGTTGCTCCCGCAGCAGCCCTGCCGACATGATAAGTGTTCCCTTTAATCCCAGTGGCTCCAGAACTTCCTACCTTCAAGTGTATACCACTGGTAGCCGATATACCAATACTCATCTTATTGCTTCTGTAAGCGTTAGCCCCACTAGAAGCAATGTGAACATTGTACTCACAGGCAGCCACATCATTGACTTCTATGATATTATGGTGAATCTGCCCCGCTCCCGGGGTGAACAACAGCCCTGTGCTTCCGACATTATACGCACCTGATTTATTGTAGATACCCGATAACAATATCCGATTACTCCACACGCCTACTTGCGCATCAATAGGGGCATTGTTGACTGGCTTGAACTCAATAAATGTATCAGTTATACCATTAGTTGTATTACCAGAACCTACAACATGAAGATATACCCATGAGTCCAGGATTGAGTCGAATCTTATCCCCGCATGATCTCCCGCAACTATAAAAGTTGTTCCCCTGGCATCTATTACATAGTTTTGGAGTACCGGAATATCCAATAATGCACCAAGATAGAAAATACCTGGCCCCCACCTGAGAGATTTATTATAATTACCAGCGTCATTGATAGAAGCAAGTAATTCGACTTCATCGTTTCTCCCAGAACAAACCTTGTAAGCCTGCATTCTTACATCAAGGGGCGCATCATAAGCCGCAACCACAAGGTCAGGTGCGCCTTTAAGTATAGTGTGAGTGTGTACCGTATTGGACTTGAATTGCTCGTCGTAAACTTTCTGTTGTGCTACTAATGTCATACAACAACCTCCTGCCATCGTATCCTTAATCCTAAACGTGGAGGTAGATTTTTCTCCTGGATAACTTCTACTTCTTGAGGATAACCTGGCTGTAGTATAACCCACGCATAATCCGTTCCTGCCGTCCCAGCCGTATACTCACCATAGCGTAAGTCTGCGAATTTTACGAGACTGGTAGACGTTCTTGCAGTTCGGAGGTTGCTCCTGAAGGTTTTGGCTTTACGTTGTGGCATATCTCCAATATCATACACCGCCTCATGCACACGAATAACTTCCGGTTTCTCTATCCCTCTTGCTTGAAAGAATAGAACCTCTGGAGTAGTGGTACTGTCTGTTGTTGCCAGGTGTAATTCAAATTGTATCCTGTTGCTACTTAACACTGAGGTTAGTGATGTCTTAACAATCCCATTAGTCGTGATAGCAGATGTTAAATTCGTAGCAATAGTATCAACATCCTTCCGGTATTTAGGGGTTACAGTCTCGTTAGCTGAACAACCTACCGTTTCTGTAATTATTGTCTGGAAGAGTTTATCCCAGTACGGGTTCGACCCGTAAGTGTAACTCATCCTGAGAAATCCACTTGAAGCGAATAATGCACTATTGTCAGCAGTAGGGTTGTCTGTCAGTTGAACATATCCCGTATGTGTACTATAGGCAAACCATAATCTTCGGTCAGCAGCAGAATGGGATACTGTCCCGATTACTTTACCCCCATTTGTACCAAGATAAATAAAGGGACACCAACTCCAACGGAGTTGACTGTTACTATCTCGGTATTCATGCCCTTTATAAATATGTATAACTGACCATTCTCTAACAGCTACATATAACCAGTCTCGGTCTGCTGCTATCCCAACAATATCCCCTACCTTGTTGATGTCCTCAACATCAACAAGAGGCCCCATTGCTTTCGTTGTGTTATAGGCTGATAATTCACCCATCTGCTTTGCCAGAGAATAGTAGGCAGACGACTGGAAATTAGCAACATACTCAAAGTTTGCCGATGATTTGTTCTTTTTCAGGTCAGACATTTGAGGATGAACTCCGCCATCAGAACTGTATCTGTAAAGTTCATCAGTTTTCCCAACGAAAAGTTGGTCATTGTGAAGAAATAAGTTAGTTGCATTAGTGGATGTATCCCCAATATAAGTAACACTGCTCCATTGAGAACCCCCTCCTGCTACAGTTCTTCCGTCTGTAGTATAGGAAAGTTCGTTAGGTGTTTTAACCTTCCATAGAACATCTTGGGTTCCTGACGGGTTGGGTGCTACCAGGAATTTGTTGGCATAACCAGCAGTAAGGTCTGTAACCGTCCAGGTTATTCCATCAGAGGAATAGTAATATAAACTACTTGCTCCCAAAGCAGCATAGATAATCCCGTTATACTCGATAAGGTCTGTGACACCAGCCACATCTGTAGTAGCTGCTATCCATCCTATGCCATTATAATAATAAATCTTGGAGATGCAAGCGGTTAAGTACACGCCTGCGGTTGTGGCATATAGAAATACGGATGGTGCTGAGTCTAATTCAGTTGCCCCAACTGCCCACTCTTCAAATAAAAAATCTCTTGTAGCTATAGTAGTCCAGTTTGCCCCAGCATCGCTACTGGTATAATATTGACCTCCTGTATAAGTAGGAGATGTAGCGTCTGCTCTCCATATAAGAGAGGTTTGCGTAGCATTAGAACTAGTCCTTACTACTAGGGCATAAACCGTCCCGGATGTGAGACTTAAACTTCCGTGAATAGGAATAGTTACCCATGCCTTAGTTGTAGATAGGGTGTTTCCATCAATAGTACCTATAGCCAAATCATCGCCTGTTGGAAACCCTGAAGCAGTTGCTCGTATACCAACCCGTATAAATCCAGGATACATATTTACAGTTCTTGCTAGATATAGTTTTACTCCCGCTATTACATGCGTTGAAGCAGGGGTAAACGTCTGAGCTTTATAAACACCGCCACCAAAAGAAACATCGGAATCATCACCTGTAATATAATATTGCTTTCTGGCTGCTCCGGCCTCGACTTCTGTAATCTTAGGGCCGAGAAAGACCTTACCCTCTTGTGTCGTATCAATGCTCTGACCCTCAAAATACATACTGGGGTCTGCTGTAGTGTGTTGCCCGTGACCACCACGCCAGTCCATTTGAGAGAATAACATTGGATTCTGATATTGAGGAATGTCCTCCGCAACAGAGTACATCGCTCTGCCTTCTTCATCTCGAAGTAAGTTTAATCCGTATGTGTCGCTGCCAACTACAATCTCATGGTCGTGGGTTCTTTTGGGCATTAGATACTCCACCGCTTTGTTACAGGAGGCAATGACATACCAAATTTAACTTGAGCATTTTTTAGTTCGTTCATCCAGTACGCTAACCCTGTAGTGAAATCCTGAGAAGAACCAGGGGATGCCTGTGGTAATATCGCTTGGCGGAAGAGATAAATAATAGCCTCTGCCACTAGAATGTCGGTCTGAGGTGAATCTATGCTGATAGTATCCGTCCAGTCTGTGCCTGAATCCCCACTGGTATCCAGGAAGTCGAGATAGTCTTCCCCCTCTATTTTTAAAAACCAGTCCATCATAGTAGTTGGAAGATGAAGGTATTTGTCATTATCCGTCCAGAAATTATGAAACCCGTCCCATCGGTCATTATGAATAGAACTTTGAGATGTTTGCGATACAGCAGATGGTTCATTCTCTCTAATGTTCAGATAGCCTATGTATATCTTTTCTTGCGTGCCTGAGATTACTCGAACATCCTCGATATAACTTGTGCCTGCATCCAGGTCATGGTCAATCTCAAAAGTAACCTCCGTAGGTTCGGCAGCTAATGTAACCTCTACTTTCAGCAAGTTCCTGTTAACATCATCCCATGAACTATCCCCATCGTGGTATTCGGAATAGGTTGAGGTAGTGCCATCGTATACTTTAAGTCTTAAACAGGAAGCGGTGTCGCACCAACCCCTAGCTTGAAACCTTACTGCATTACCTGCTAATTGATTTAATAAGGCATTATTGGTGTTTGTTTGTTTCAGACTACCAGCAGCCGTACTTAGTTTAAGACTTCTATCCCCGTACAAGTAATACGGAGCGGTAGTATTCTTGGCGGCTGTTACGTCAGTTCTCGTCCAGTCATCAGGCCCCGTAGCTAGAGTCCACTTGTAGAAATTGCCTGCGTTCTTTAGCCAATCTCCAGCACGAAAAGCCGTATATCTTCGTTTCTTGTGTATATACGGAAACCCATGCCGAGCAGCATAGACAAGGGCAGTCCTCTTTTCTGAGGCAGTCCATAATCTATGCACTTCATACGTGACCGCAGAAACAATCTGACCACCATGTGCTAATGTAGTAAGTGTGCCTGTGGTATTAGCTAGAGAGGAAATAGAACGCTCTTCCTCGTCATATGTTCCTGAAGTTACACGGTCATAAGCAACATCGGTAATCCAATCGTTTTCCTTTGCTTTCAGACCAGTATCTACAATAGTTGTTCCACCAGCAGCACCATCTGATGTGGCAGTTCCAGTATAGTAATCTCCAATCTGCTTTGATAATTCAACCATGCAGTTTTCGAGTGTAGTCGTCATCAGGTCTCCTTATGTTACCAGTTGTTTTACATCTTGCGCTAAACCTTTAAGATTTTGGGCTTCGTCCTTTGCCAAACCTTCAAGAGCAGTAATCTGGCCAGACGTTAACGGAACCCCAGACACTTTCCCTGCCTCAAGACAACTTATTACATCAGCTATCCTTATGGCAACTTTCTGACTTTCAATGAGTTTTGATCTGATTATTTCATAGTCCATCTTCTGCTGGATATCCTATTGTTTTCACTATACGTCTCCTTCTTAATTTTTACTCAACAATCCCTTTGCCATTAAGCGGTTAGCCACTTGAGGAAACTCAGCGATTATTACATCAACTAATTCGTCAATCCTTGCCCTTGTCTGGTAGATACCGCCAGCCAGTAGTCTGACCATTGGTTGTATCTTCATCATGTATCCAGAACCAGTGTCTTTGCGACTTAACACGCCAATGTCCGCTAATAGTTCTCTATTGTTCTGCTGGATACCTTGTCTTTCATGGATTGCCTGTATCAACTCATTGCGCTGTTGTTCAAGTGTCTGAAATTTTCTGATAAGGTCATTTAGTTCAGTCTGGTATTTTGTTTTTTCTTCCTTTGTATTTATATCCATTATTTACTCACTTCCGCCTGTGGCAACACCACATTTTTGACATGGTTTATGATTGCAGACTCTTGAGCTTCAGTCAGTTCTATGCTAATGCCCTTCCGCATCGAGAACTCTGGATACTCATCAGCCCCAACGGTCAGGTGGGCAGTCTCAGAGACCACAACCTCGTCTTCCTCATCCCTTGTGACTACGATTTGAATGGTTACACCTTTTATTATCTTTGCCATTTTTATCTCCTTCTTATGCGGCTGCTATAAGCCCATGAGTTATCATTGCATCTCGTAGTGCATCTATAACACCACCCGTAGTCGCGTCATAAGCCCCTAGTGATACGGCGTCATCTGCCCTTGCGTCAACTACTCTTGCACCAACGACTTGAGTTCCATTGACTTGATAACTAGCAAGTGCGTTTAGCACACCAGCACCTGTTAGTGTCAGTGGTGTCAGTAATGAACCCGCACTAATCAACCGTATTCTTATATTTGCTGTCTCAGATGTGTCAGTCGGGTCAGTAATTCGGAAAGCAAAGTCTCCGTATAGAGTATCGTTATTTCCGCTATCCCTTGCGTTTGCAGAGAATTTGAATATCGCATCATTAGCGGCAGGAGAGGTAGAGATATGATTACCACCTATATTGACTCCACCAGCATCCTCATTAGTTGCTTGGAGGGTTAAAGTCTCACCACCAGTAGTATTTATCTGTGCCGAACCAGCCCCTGCATTAAACGCTTGCCCAGTGACTGTCATAGCCCCGCCAGCTGTCCAAGCAGGCAATGTCCATGTCCCACTGGCAGTCCATGTTCCTTTGCCAACTGAAGCATCTAATGTCTTATTGTCCAGTTCCTCACTTCCAGCAAGCGTAGCCAATGTACCTGTGGTTGGTAGGGTAACTCCAGTTGTGTTCGTTACCGTTAATGTAGTAGCATAATTCCCTGTTATGGTTAGCGTGGAGGCTGTGTTATTAGCTATGCCTGTTCCACCATAGACAGGGTTGATTACTGTAGCTGTCCACGAACCTGATGTGATTGCCCCAGTATTAGCTGTGATAGCTAATCCATTTATAGTTCCTAGTCCTGTTACATCCTGTGAACCACCAGTAATCGCTCCACTGAGAGTTGCTGCTCCAATAGTTGGAGTTCCACCAAGTGTGTACGTTCCCAGTATCGTCCCTGAAAATGTCGCCCCCGCTATTGTGCAGACATCGGTGCCAGCCGTAGTAAATGTGATAAAGGTAGTATCATTAGCTCTTAGAATCAAGGTGTCATTAATAGTAGAACCAGATGCTAGGATTGACCCATTGGTGAAAGTCATGTTGCCAACGCCTGTCCATGTCTGGTCTCCACCTGCTACTGCCCCTGCCAATGTTAATGCCCCGAATTGCATTGTATCTGTAGCACCACTGGTTAATGTAATAAAGGTGGTTCCTGACAGTCCGCCTGCTTTGAAGAGTAATGTATCCCCGTTAGTTGCACCAGCAGCTATAATCGAAGCTGCGGTGAATGTCATATCGCCTACACCTGTAAACGCCTGGTCTCCGCCAGCGATAGCTCCACCTAAAGTCAATGCAGGCATCGTGACTGTCCCTGAAGCAGTCCACGTACCACGCATGACAATGTCGTTTAATACTTCTTTCCCGTTAATCCAAATCGTATCCATTATTTACTCCTTTAAAATACCGTCTGAATTGAAACGGTTAATCCGTAAGTTCTCGTATCAGTATTAGTCCATGCGGTATCAATCTCATCGTCTTCCTTGCAGTCCAATCCACCATCCCATGTTCTGGCAAGGTCGGTAATACCAGCCATTGCTTCGCTTACAAGTAACTGGTCGTAGACATTGGCAAGTCTGCCAGCGTCAATAGTCACTGTAAGAGTTTGCTGTGTTGCAGCAGTGTTAAGATGGGTAAGATGACTGAGTAGTTTAAACGGAGTCTTTGGGGATACAGTGTGGGCAATAGCTGCCGCACCAGTGGCATATATCTGAACTGGTTGCTTATCGGCTTCACCTGGTTTTAATGGAATAGGAATACCGTTGAGTTTAATCTCAGCTATCCATACCTGGTCGAATGTCCCCGATGCTTCCCAACCCATTTCAAATGTAATACGGTAAATCACCCAGTCTTTGAAAAGCGGGTCTGCTTGGAACTGATCCCATGTATATCGTGTACCAGCAGTAAGGTCAGTTCCAGTCGTGCCTTCACCGTAGAAAAACATTTGGGTTACAGTCTGGTCGAATTCGTGGGCATTCCAACCTGCGGTTTTCTCAAGAGTTGCGATATTACCCGCTTGAGTTATCTCGGCACGTTTGTCAAAATCATCCGCATCGTGAACCCAGATAACCATGTTTGCACCCATTGTTTGTGTAGATGTCATGTAGTATGCCCATTGAGCATCGGTAAATGCCGTAACAGGCATTTCGTTAACGGGGATGTAAACAGCAGCCCAGTCATTCCCATCCTGTACGCCAGCATGGAGACAGGGCATCCACCCTCCACCTTTTTGATTGTATGGGGATACAGTTGGTCTCGCCCAATATGCGGTAGAGTTTCCATCTGCCCGTAATACCGGATGACCGAAGAGCCAACTAGCGTTATTGACATTCTTGAGAGCCTGTCGTTTTGCCATGTAATTCTCCTTGAGTGCTTATTCTATTTTTTTGTTGTTTTCTTTTTATGAATTGGCTTTGTCTCTTGTTCCCCTTTATTCATGTTCGTAGATGCCTGTTGCATTAAGAATCGCTGGAGTTCCCTGTCCTCCTGTCTTTCTCTCCGTATTCTTACATCTTCGATAGCCAACCATTCTTTCCTGTGCTTCTTCTGCATGTGCTGGGTGACTTCATACGTGTTGGTGAGATTGGATTTCGGGCAAACCCTCAATCCCATACTGTCATAAATACTGCGTTCTGGACTGTCTGGATGTAACATGCACTTTAGGCTTCCCCTTACTGGAGGAACTTTCGGGTCGTTGGTTGTCCAGATATAAGACCCGTCTTCCCGTTTTCTCCTCAGAACAGCAGGAAGCATGTAGTATAGGACTGGGGCATATTCCCGTGTTCTTGTATCCCATACGCTGACATATCCCGCACTGGTCATCTCCTTAACTGTCATTGGTGCTGGTTGGTCTGCATCACCTGCATGAACTACTGGATTACGTCTTAACTCATCATCTAGTTCTACGGACTGCGCATCCCTCAGCATCTCCTGTATTAAGGATTCATTGTTCTGTGCCTCTGGAGTCTTCTCTACTCCAGTTGTAAGTGTTTCATTCTCAGCCATTTTTTCCTCCTTCGGCTATTTTGTTTTCACTTATTCAAACTTAGCATTGTCTAATTCAAGCCAATCCTTGACATCTATATTAGTCTCATACCTGAGTGCTATGGCTAACTCAATCAATTCTTCTACCGAGTGTTCCCATAACGAAGGGATATTGATTTGCCTGATACCCTTCCATTTCTTTGCGTCACCTAAATCCTCACGGTATATGGCTATTTCGCCATCACGATTTACCCCTATATCACGGTATCTTCGAAACCCTTTCGAGCCAGGAGACTGCGCATGATACTCTTGTAAAGCCCATGCCTTCTCATTTACATCCACCACTTGGGTGAATATTTTTAAGGTACTCATAACTTGCCCTCCATCAAACTATTTTTTCCTGCATGGCAGGGCTGTTAAGCCCCACCACACAGGCGGAGGGTTCCCGCCCCGAAGGGCAGGCTACCCTATTTCAACAAACTCGACCAATGCCTTCAGAATTTCAGGCTTAATGGTAATGTCCTCTGGAAGTCTTATTTTCTTGAAGCTAAGGTCTTCCGTCTTCGCTTCCAGAAGCTCACTGAACTTCTCCATAAAAGCCTGAAGATTTTCAGTCTTTAACTTATTGGTCGCTTCCTCGTTATCACCTTCAATGGTGCAGATAAACTGAATAGTCCCTTCAGTTTCCCCAGCCTGAGCTTTAACTGAGTATTTCTTGTATAGATTGCTCAAGACTGTACTGTAAGCCTTTGCCTGAACATCGACCATATTAGAAATGATAGCCGTGTCCAGACTGGCTTTGATGGGTAAGTCTAACTCCATCAATCTTGCCAAAGCCCTTTGCGTTTCTAGTGCCTCCATGTTTGTAAGTCTCATACTACCCTCCTTTTATTTTTCGGCGGTGATTAAGGCTCGCCGCCAAGCCTTGAAGTTTAACCGCTAACTAAGAATATCCACCGAATACCAACACCAGGGATGTAGACCCTTAGCCCGCCATAACCTGTACCAGTAGTGATAGAGTTATCAATGAATTTACCACTACCAACTGTCAAGGCATCCCCAAGAGTGAGGAAATTTGCATCTGTATCTATGATAGATGCAACCCCTGTCCCACCACCATTGCAGTAGAAGAATGAAGTCGCCGTTCCTGTACTAGCCCCAGTATCAGAGACAAGTTCGGCTTCAATCGCTGCGTAGTTGCCTGATGTAGTCCCAGCCGAGAGTTTAAGCTCAGCACAGAATGAAGACCCTAAACCAGTAGTTCTACCCGAAGACCCATAAACCATATCTGATTTTAGTGCATTAGACCAACTCCCAAGAGCAACATCGGCTGTCATGTAGAATCTAGCACGTCCACCAACCTGACCTATACCTGTTAATGTAGTAGAGACTAAGAATGGTTCGGCACTAGTACCAACTGCGCCAGCACAAGTTGAGTAAAGTTCGAAGATTGGAGCACCAGCCGTTAAGACGAGTGGAGTTCCAGTTAAACCTATGTCTATTTTAGAAAGCCCCGTGAAGGAAAGTGTCCCAGCACTGGCATCCCATAGCATTGAATCGCCAGCAGTCTGCCCGTAGAATCTAACATCCACACCGTAGTCATCTACACCAAAGTCCCATGACCCATTTGTATCAGTAGTTGGATTCCAGACCACATAGTAACCAGTTACGTCACCGTACCAGGTGGTCATAATGCCTTCGGTATCCGCTCCGAAATACCACGCCCCGTCCGTGTCGCCATTGGCATCCCAGAAGATGAAACGTCCAGCGTTTGCTCCGTGGAATTTAACATCTGCACCAGTTCCATCCGCACCAACGATGAGGTTAAGTGTAACACCAAGCCCACCATCGGTTTGAATAGAACCAGTAAGATTAGTTGTTGAGTCAGTAGTCCCGTTTACTATAAACTGAGTTGCAGTTCCATTTAAGATTAAATCATCAGTACTCTGATCCCATTTCATGGAGCAGGTGTTAGTAGCTCCATAACAAATAAGATCAACACCCTGGTTGCCACCAGCAGTACCAATGTTTAAAGTGCCCTGATCGCTGTCACCCTGGGCATCCCAGAATATACCGCAACCAGTAACGATACCATAAAAGTTTACGTCTACACCCTTTGTGTTGGCACCGAAATACCACGTCCCATTAGTGCCTCCACTTGGGTCCCATTTAACATAGTATCCAGTCGTGTCGCCATACCAAGTCGTCATAATACCCTTGGTATCCGCTCCGAAATACCACGCCCCGTTTGTGTCTCCATCAACGTCAAACCAGACTTTATAGGAAGCCGTAGTACCCCAAAGCGTAAGGTCTCCAGAAGGAGTACCAGAAGCTCCCATTGTCAATGCCCCACCAACCATAGTTAGAAGGCTTGAAGAATGTGTGATTGTGACATCGGTGTTATCAAAGTAGATAACTCCGCCACTTGCCAGGAATAGGTCGCTCCACATCAAAGCAGATGTGCCCAAAGCTGCCCCATTAGTTGTAGTTGGTGATACTGCACTTCCAGAGATAGAAACCTCTGAAGTACCTGCTACAAGAATTTGAACAGTAGTTGCCCCAACACCATCAATGTACGCATTAGTAGCATCATGGTACATCTTTATATATTCGGTTGCAGGATTTGTTGCGCTATGAAGATATACTGTGGGATGCGTAGCTACCGCTACTGCCCAATCAGTTCCTACATCTCCAGGTTCACAAATGTGAAGTTGTTTACTATAATTGTCAACAACCAGAGCTAACGCAGGGACATCTTCGTTCCCTACAGTCCACTTAAAACCCTTAAAACTTACATGCTGATTATCGCCGTCACCCATTGTTTACTCCTTAGCCGAAAAGTCGGCACTTGATAAGTTTATTTGGGGAGTGTTTTCAGGCACACTCCCTGAAGCCTCTAAATTTTAAGTAGCTGAACGACCTTTTGCGACATAGAGATAGTCCAGATCAATGTCAAGTGCTGTCCCCTGTTCGTAATTCATAACACATGGGACTAAGTCAACCGCACCGACCAGCACACTAGAGCTCTCTTTCCTATATACCTCTTCACCATCTACATACCACACAGCCGATTTTCGGTCAAGTGATAGATAGCAACCGAGTGTTATTGGCGTTAACGCTACAGGATTATATGCTGAACCAAGAGCTTCTGCTACCGTAACACTGTCAGACGCAGCCGCTACACACCATAGAGTCTTTGTGGTGGCATCTTGATCGAAGAAGATGCCAATAGAGTCAGACTGCGTGCCAATAGCTGTGACATCAGCAGGGTTATCCCACATAGTTTCATCAGTTGAAGGCAGACTATCGCCAAACCCAACAAAGTATCTATTGTCGGTAAGGGCTGATAGAATTATTCTAGCCTCCATCTTCAGGTATCCATCGCCTGCTGTGAAGTTAAGGTTAAAACCAACACCAGCTTTATCATCATCATCGGTAGTGCCTGTGCTAATCTCAATTCTTCCATCAGCAGCGTTTGCCCTGACTTCAGTGGCTCCAGTGTCTGTAACAGCAATGTAATCTACCTCTGGTAAATCAGCAATCGCCGTAACTAAAAAGTCCTCGAATTTCCTTACTTCTCCAAATGAAGTATCACTAGGCATTTTTTCTCCTCCTGCTGTACTCTTTCGTACACTAACAGAATTTTATTTTCTAACTTGTTGGGGCTGTCGCATCACTCTTGATTAGATAAACCCAGTTGGACAATCTCTGCCCATAGGCATACTCATCATAGTGATAGATGTGTTCCCCACCACCACCACGCTTCTCGTTCCTTACGGATACGATTCGTGGAGCACGACCTTGAACTAATATGATTCCGTCCATTGCGAATACGCCAGCCTGGGCATCACCGCCTGAATCAATGGTAATGTTGCCATCTTCGTATACCTCCGCACCCGCTACCGGAAGTTTGAATCCACTTTGGTAGACAGTAGCAGTCGGGCCAGCATCAACAACGTAAGTTCCAACACCAGCCACTAGTTCGTCATAGAGGTCTTTCAACTGGAAACCATGAGCCACAAACCTGATAGGTTTCTTGCCAGGTTCGGTTGTGTTACTGGTAATGTTGTAAGCAGCAGCAGCAACATGCCCTGAAGTCAATGTTACACCCGCACCAGGGGATGCAGTTGTAGAAGCACTGGCGAATAATGTCAACCCATCGGTACCTTTCTTGCGCTGAATAGCGTTCTGAGCAAGACCCCCGATTTTACTTAGACCTATTTTAGTTATGCGTGCTTTAACCCTATCAGTTACAAAGGTCTCAATACCAACAACAGTTGGCGTGATGGTAATTACCGAGTCGGCAATTTCCTGTGGGTTTTCAAGAACAGTGGTTTCTGTGATTGCCTGAGCAGTTAACTGGTCATATTTAATTTCCAACCAAGAGTTCCCGATACCCTCACCGAGAGTTTGCTTTTCTACCAGTTGGGGCATAACGCCCTCAAACTCACGGACTATTCTTGCTGAAGAACGGACACTATCCAGACTATCAGCAAGGGATGAAGTAATAGTATCTCCACTAGCCATATTATCTCCTTATGAGACCAGACCTAATTTCTTAGCTCGGTCATAATTTACTTTTGTTCTTATGTCAACACTTCCGTCAGCAACTTCCTTTATGAAAGCCTCATCTGAATTGTTGGCCACTCCAAACCCTCCCTTGTTCGTTGTGTCTACAGAATCAAGACCTAAATCCTTCCTTAAATTAGCCTCCAGTTCTTTAAACTGATTAGTCAAAGCCTCTTTCTCCTTTACCCGATTCTCACCTACAATACTCGAAACAGATTTACTCCACCTGTTTCGCCCTGTTATAAAATCGGTTGCGTCTTCAGCCCAGTCAATACGGGAATCATTTGGGTCAACACCCAAATCTTTTGCTTCTTGTGTTAACTGTTCTTTTAATTGATTAACAAAGACTTCCTGTTGCTGTCTCTGTTTCTCTTCGGCTTCGACTTGTAAGCGTGATTGGTCTCGATACCTGAGTTCTGCCAGTTCGACAGTCTGATTGATATTCCCCTGTTCTGGGTCAAAGTTCTGCAAACTAGCTTTAATCGCATCTGCTGCGGAATCCTGCCTTACAGCCCTCTGTATACGTGCAATCTCGGCATCCTTGATTCCCTGCATCTCCCGCCTGCCAACATCTTTGGCTTTGGTAGTTGCTTCTAAAATCATTTGTTGCACTCTTTCTTCAGTCAAAGGTTGTGGTGAAGGGGTCTCCTCTACGGGAACCTGCTCCTGCGAAACGATTTGTTCCATTTCTCCTCCTTTAAAATAAAAAAACCGATATTCTCGGCTTCCTAAAAGCTCACAAAAATATCGGCTATCTAATAGCTCACTTATTCAGTTGTAAACGTACTACGTTATTCTACCACACCTTGTCTAGTTTCTGCAACTATTAATTTCTGATGTCGGAATACATGATGACGATGACACTTTGAGCGCCAGCATCTTATCTCTACCTTATCCTCTAAATCACGTCCGAGGATAGTGTTGCATGAGTCGCAACGAAGATAACCATTGGAGTCTATCGTTTTTTAGTTCCTTTTAACTTTCCCTTATTAACAGAAGCATAAAAGACTTCTTTGCCTTTCTTTTCTCCGTAATCCTTTTTCATACTGGCAAGTACCTTTTTCCCTTTATCTGTAAGTGGCATCTCACCTCCTAATAAAATATTCTTAACGCAGTTGCCATCTCAGGATTCTCGAATTTCAGACGTTTCTTTAGTATGACTATCATTTTTCTAACTCGTATAATTGTAGGATTTTGTATCAATAATCTCTTAGCTTCTCTTGGGTCAGTTCGTTCAATGTTGTCTATCTGTACTGCTATCTGTTTCAACTGCGGGTCATATTGCGCCCATAACTGGTTCTCTATCTCCCAGTACGGTTTTAATGTCACCCTTGCTTGCCTTAAATATTTCACCGCCATTGGCTCGTCAGCACGCTTCTCCCCTATAATAGTTTCTACCGATAATAACGCCTGCTCACCATAACGCTCAATAAATGCTTTCCTGCGTCTATCAGCTTCATCGAAACGATACTCCCCATACTGGTCGAACATATCAGGTGAGTACATCAGTTCGTTATAATCCCTGTATAAGAGTTTCTGCGGCTGCATCTCTTGTCTCTGAATTTCAGTTAATGGTCGCTCGAAAGTGTCTTTGACAACTCCAAACTCTCCTTCAGCTAGCAGTTCATTCATCATCTGTGCTTTTAACCAGTATGCTCGACTAACTCTTTCTCTGAATTTCTGACCATCACCTGTGGTCTCAAACTGCAATGAAGCTTGATTAAGTTCCGTCCCTACAACTTCACCTATCTTATCTGCTCTATCACTGTATTCATTCCATATTAACTGTTCACCATGAGCATACCTGGCAGACTCTTCAGATGCCTTATCACTTAATACTTTCAAATCAGGGTCTTTCATAATCTGCATCTGCGCCACCATACCATCAGGTCGTTGCCCTAAAGCATCCCATGATACACCATACTGTTCTTGTGCAAGTTTATCCTGTAACTCGCTTAGTTGAACATACGCACCAGCAGGATATGCTCTACCACCACCAAACTCAGTCAGTCCTCTAGTAATTCTATCTTTTAAATCTCCACCTTCCATCATTACACTTTGAGTCCATATAGGAGTGAGATTTTCTAAAACTACTGTCTCGGTGAGATTCATTAGACCTTCTCTGGTTGGGTCTCCCATAACATCCTTCCCTGTGATTAAATCAATACTCGTACCTAAAAATGGTGAGAAATTACCACGTATAAATCTTCCAGCCTCATAAGTAGCATCTTCAGGGTTCTTGGTCATCTTACCAAATAGATACATTAGACTTCTTACCTTTGACCCTGGGCCTATCCTCTGCCCTGCTACATCCCATGTCATAAAATTACTGGACATTGGATTCAGATGCTCGGCAATCGTATCTTCGTCTTCCCCCATTGCCAGGGAAACAGCAACCGTCATCGCCATTATCGCTGCCGTCCCTTTCGCCATTGCCTGTCGTGCCAGTTGACCTCTTAGATTGCCCTGTGTCAAGTCTGTTAATAAAGCACCAACAGCCCTGTTATACTGAGGGGCTAGAATAATCGCCCTTTCTACCTGTCGTTGTGTACTTGAAATACCGATACGTGTGCTTGTCGATAGTCCTCTGAACTCGTTAATGAAAGCGTCAACCTGCGCTATTCTAGCAGGGGATGTTCCAAGATGCTGATATGCTTCTGCCATGTAGACACCAGCAGTATCTAAAGATGTTTCAAATCCTCTCTGGAACGGAGTTAGAGGCTTGCCTAAAACTTTTAACGGCCCCTTATGTAAGAATCCTTCTCTAGCCATAGCCTCAGTCATTTCCGTAGCACCACCCTTGGAAACAATAAGTCCGGGATGATTTTGGATTGTACTGATATGTTTTGCTATGAAGTTATCGTGATAGAGAGGGTCGAAAAACGCTCTTACAAATCCCTTCATTGATTTAAGATATATCGCAGGATGCGCTCCTGCCAAGAACAATAACTGAATCCCGAAGGGACTCACATCTCCTGCCAGTGCGAAGTAACGCCCAACGGCATTGACCTGGTTGATTGCACTTAATGCAGAGTTGAAAGAAGGATTTAACTCTTTCCGTATGATATTGATATAGTCTTTAGCTTCTGGTGAAGTAAATACCTTTCCTGCAAAGGCAGGGATATCAGACGCCATAGTACCAGTAAATCCAGGTCTAACTAATGACTTACGTGCCTTTGTGAATTCCTTTTTTATATTTGCCCATTCTGCCTTATAGACAGTCTGTTCATTACGGACGAATCTCAACACGCCATCAACATCAGGTTGAGTGTACTTGCCTTTAGTAAAGAGTTTTAACTGTTCATACTCTTGAGGATAGTATTGCTTGATTCCACGTAGCATCTGTCCTGAGACAGATTCGTTATTCTTTAACCTTAATGCGATATTGTTCATCTGCTTTAGGGCTACTTGAGTCCCCTTCATTGTATTGTTTAGAACAGCAAGGTCGCCACCTACTGCGGTAGACCTATAGGGTACTCTCTCTAAGAACCAGTCTGCGAATTTTTTATCTGCTACACGATTGTATGCTCCGACTGTGTTATAATATAATGCTTCTTCTTCAGGGAGATACCTGAATCCATTGTCTATCGCTTCATCAATATCTTTAAAGACACGTACCTTTTCCTGTGCTGTCTTTATTCCTGGTTTAGCAGGTTGTGTACCACCAATAAAAGCTGACTCGATTAACTCCCCTTCTGGGGTGAACTTAGCGGCGACCCTTCTTCCTGCATATACCCCACCTTCCTCGAATGTCAATAAAGGTACATCCACTCCATGTCTCTGTAATAGAGATAACTTCTCTGCTTCTAACGCTTGTGCAGTAGAAATCCACTCTTTCTGCTTTAGTGTCAGTTTATCAGCATATCTTTGGGGATAGGTTCTAATTGTATTGAGATGTACTTCTTGCCCACCAATCTTCATTAATCCATCGTCAGTAAGATTAAATAACTTTTTAGAACTACCCATTCTATTCAATGTAGAGACTGCTGCTATGGATTTATGAGCACCTTCAAATCTAAGAATAGCTCTACCTACTAAACCTAAAGACGCAGGATTATCAGCCGTAGCCGCTTTGCCTGCGATTGCCTCTGCCATACCCTTGAAAGGTTGTTTGCCTGCTATTGTGATATTGACCAAACTTCTTAGTTTACTGGGTTGCGCTGCCGCTGTAAGAGCATCGTTCATCGGTTGTAAGTCAGTCATCAATCGAGCAGTCTTATTGATAATAGCAGGTGCTATCTTCTTTGCTGCCATTGAGAGAGGTTTATTTATAGGATAGTTTATAATCTTCTCTACCGCTAAAGCTGGTTTTAATGCCTTCGTGCCTAATGCTGCCGCTTTTGTCAGTCCTGAAATTCCAAGACGGGTTCCTATCCCACCAACCGCACTTAACCCACCTGTAGCAATAGCAGTACCAAACCAAGGGATAGCCTGGATAGCACCTTTAACACCCCAAGGAGCAGACCACGCTTCATACTCTGCTCTCTCCCTTTCCCAGAATGGCAAATCCTCCGTACCCTCCACAGGTTTAGTAAATGGTGAAGTGACCGCAGTTGCAAATCCCTTTTCTACGGCCTCAAACGGAGCGGCAATAGCTTGTAGCCCTTGCATATACCAAGGTTGTTGAGGAGGAGTAACTGGTTGCTGGACTGGTTGCTGGACAGTTTCTAAACGAGAACCACGCAACTGTTCTAACGCAGAAGTACGTGCTTCAGGAGACAACTTACTAAGTTCTTCTGGTAAGCGCTTCTTTAAAACCTCTAACTCTCTTGGAGATAGTGCTTTTATTCTGTCTTGAAGATTTATCATTTCACCGTTCTAAGTTGTGGATTCATTCCACTCGGAGGTGCTGCCTGACCTAACCTCCATAAAACATCTTCCGGTCTTGCTCCTGTTCTGGCTTGTTCATATCCCAAATACTGCTGCTGAGCTGTAGGGGTAGACCTTGCCCAGTATTGTTGGGATGGTGTGGTTAACTGTGGGAGTTGCGACATACTTGGAGTAGCCCCCTCTTGACCTTGTTGGAATCCAGGCAACGGTGCCCCGGCTACCGTACCAGCATACTGTTGACCCATCAAGGGTATCATCCAGGGTTGCACTACTGGTTGTTCCCCTGATGCACCTGCATGTTGAAGCCAACTTATCGGTTGAGAAGCTAACTGTGCTAGGTAATTTTGCTGTTGTGTCGCTGCCGCTTCCCTGGCTTGTTCCTGTTGCCAACCGAATTGCTGTTGCTGTAAACCAAACTGTTGCTGTTGATATGCCTGTTGCGCCTGAAATTGCTGTTGCTGTTGCGCACGTGCGGCCTCGTCCGCTTGCTGTTGGGCTAACTGTTCCGCCTGCCGTTGTTTAAGTAATGCTTCAGCATGTTCTTTATCTGCTTTTTCCTTAGCGGTAAGTTCTATTAGTGCAGCTTCTTTTCTGGCAAGTTCGTCTAATAAGTCCTGTGCAGCTTTAGCATCTCGCTCTCGTTGCAATCTTAGAGTTTCTCTCTGGTACTCAGTCATGCCTGGGTCATCTACAATGCCCCATATAAAATTTGTACGGTCAAATTCTGCTTTCTTACCAGGAGGAAGATTGGCAGCCCAAGAGGGTATTTTAGTGGGGTCTGTATTTTCATTCTCTTCATCACCTGGCGGAGGTTCAGGAACACCCAATAAAGTATCAAGTAAGTCCTGAACAGGGTCAGTCGTTTGAGTAGTTGGGACAATAGGCGACTGAGTATACGGAATAGCCCATGAAGATATAGGTTGTTTAGAAACATCAATACCCAAAGTTTCAGGTGGAACTCCTGAAGCTAGTAAGTCCTCAATTTCTCTTTGGCTTGGGCCAGTTTTCGCTCGTTGACTAGCAGTTGGCCCTATTACTCTTATATCCTGCTTTGCTTTTGTAATCCAAGATTTGGGCATTAGACCTCCTTCTCCAGTTCGAGCATCTCCTGATATTCCTTCTCAAGACTTGCCCTTTGTTTCTCTTTAAAATCTTTTATAATCTCACCAAAGTCCTCTTTTATGAGTTCTTTGATTAAATCTTTTTCCTCCGCTAATTCGGTGGCTAGTTCCTCATATATGTTCAACGATTACCACCTCCACCCATACCTTGTGTGGCACTCATAGGTGTCTGACTACGCATCTGCTTTAAAGAATTCTGTAACGCTTCTGGAGAACCTGGAGTGGCTTTATTGGGAATTGGGGGTACTAATCTCCGCCCTGCTTCTTCTGTCTCTGCTCCCATCGGAGGCGGTGGAGGAAGAACTCCAGACGCTCCCAATTCTTCTTGTATTGCCATTTGTAAGATTTGTTCTTTAGCTGCCAGATAAGTAGGAGACATCCTTAATAATTCCTTCTCCTCATCTCTAGCCATTGCGTCCGCATCCACATTTGACATCTGCCGTCTTGCCCAATCTCTCGTTACGATTGTAGATGATACCAGTCTTTCTAAATCGTCATGCCGTCTGTATTCGTCCTCTTCTGATATAGGAGCGAATTCGACATAAGCTGTAAATGGTTCTTTTAGTTTATCTTTCTTTATCAGTAGATTGAATTCATCAGTTGGAGTTTTTGACCACACCCTTACATCACCTGGTATAACGTTCTTTAATAGTTTGGCACATTTAATTAAAACCTGTTCCGTACCATGTCTAAAGGCATCCGAAGCATACCGATACCTTGATGATGCTTCCGTAATCATTAACCTCCGATCTGCGGCACTTCTTACACCAGTATCGGGAAGTCCTCTAACCGAGTTAGGTGCGGCATGTGCCGAGATGAAATAAGACACTCTAGCTAGATGTTCTGATAACGCATCAGGTGGAGTCTGAGGAATCATATCCTTCAACTCTACACCTTCAGGTAACGGAGTATACACACCAAACTTTTGCACTATTTGCTTTACTGAAGCAGCATTTTCCCCAGTTATCACCCCCCAGGGTAGGGCGGTACGCTTGAATACAACGTCAGATAGAGAGAAGTTTCGGCTTTCCGACTTCAATAAGTCGTAAATGTAACGTAAGATACCGACATATCTCATTTCTGGTTTGTTTTCTATACTGATATTACCTAATCCTGTCTCTATAAGTGTATAAGGAATAAATCCATAGTTATGATTAACCACTCCACCTCTTACACGTAAAATAGGTTCCCCATCTATCAAATCACAACGATAATCCTTGTCCCAATACGATATATATTCGACATACTCACTTTCAGTTTTATTTTTCGGGTTACTCCACCTGGGGTGCATCTTCTGAGTATCGTATAAAAGCTGTTTATGTCTTTCTATGACGTATAATCTCCCGCCATAGTATGGGTCGGGCATAACATTGGCAGGATTAATTGCCTGAATAACTATTGGGATTGTATTTCCTGTCTCACTGCGCCATTCGTCCATACGAAAAGCGTAGTTATCCTCGGATTCGCTATCTTTTCTAAGTGGTTTATCAGGCCATAAGTCAGCATCCCATACCGATTTTAACACCGTAAGACCATGAACGGCATAATGTTTAGCACCAGAACGCCAGGGTGAGATATCGGATTCCACATTTGTCCTATGAATAAGACCTGTATAAAACTTTCTTAAAAGTTCCGCTTCTTCCTTGCTGACATTATGGATACTTTTCTCATTTGCGTTTACCCTGGCATGAGAAATATCAATATGGTCAACAAAAGTATCTACTACATCCCTTGCTGTTGGAAGGACTATACCTTCAGCAGCGTACTCTTCCGGGATGTTTAACTGTTCTTTGAAATCAAGCTCATAGAACTTTTCGTCATTCTCGAAATTAGTATAAACATCGCCATAGATACCCGCACACTTTTCTGTTAGAGCTATTATTTCCGCAACATCAGGTTTTCCTTTTCTCATATCACCTCTTATTATACCATAGATTCTTTGCGAGCGCTTTCCAGTTCCCTTACTCTGTCTAAGATAGTTGAATCATTCTTCATGTGCAAAGACCTGACAGGTTCCATACTCCCGATACCATGAACATCACTTCTTTTCAGCCAGCAAAGACCTACTGTTATAACGTAATCGTCATGTTTTCCGCTACTGGCTTCTATCTTGCCACCTTTTGAGACATTTCTTATCATGGAATAAAACTGTTTCAGACCATCCCCATTGTAAATTGTTATCTGGAAAGTGTTTATCGCTGATATAAGAGACCCAAATAAGTCAGCACGACTCTTTTCGTCTGTCCAGAACCCGACTCTCTTAATCTCGGTATCATCTATCGTACTCCAGTGAATAGGTTTATCGCCTTTATAACCAAAATTCCTATATCCCAGGTCAATCGCTGTCCTGATGACCGTTCTACCGTATAGATTATGCTCAATCCACCATCTCGGATTGCGAAATCGTTTCAATAGACTGATACTATGATAGGCTAACTCTTCAGGTTTAATCTCCTTACTCATTATATCGGCTACGACTTCACCTGTCTTGGCATCCATGATACATAACGTCCCATAATCTCCCCCAACACCCAAAGAGACATCGGAAGCTGCGATATACAAGTTGTTGGGAGAGTAATCTTTATATATATAACATATAGTATTATCCAAGTCCCAAAACTCGCCACTGTTGATAGGAGACCTGACCCTATCCATCAGGGAATTTAAGACTTTCTTATCAAACACCGCTACAGTAGACGATAGACTAAGGGCTTCTTCTATCGAATGAGGGTAGTTTTTAGCCATGTATAAATCAGGACTTAACTGGGCTAATTCTCTCTCAGGGATGTTGCGTTTCGTCCGTTCGTACCATTCTTCGTCCCTGTTGGGGATAACATTCCATGGAAAAAACAATGGTATGAAATCGTTCTTCCCTTCCAAAGCGTCTACAAATAAAGAAGTAGCTAGATTATCGTTAGAATACGGGTCTGCGGTGAAAACTGAAACAAACTGTCCGCCCTGGTCTCTTGTAGGCTTACTGGACATATAGTTAGCATCCGCATATGGGTGAGCGGCGTGCTCATCACAGGTCACTAAAGAAGCGGTATACGATATTCCAGCACTCTGCGTAGAAGGGAAAGCCTTAATAGCAGAGTTCATAACAGGAAATCCCAACTCCTCGGTAGAGTCGGGATCGATATGATATTTCATAAACGGTGGGAGAAGATTATATATCCGATGAGATTTGCTTAAAAGTTCCTTTGCTTCAGGCTGCCCTTTAGAGAAAAGAAGTAAATTCGCACCTATCTTTGACCTTACCATCCATAAATGATAAGTCGCCATTAACGTAGATAGTCCTATCTGACGTGCTTTCAAAATAACAATAAGCGGACAGGTGAGTAAATAAGACATGATTTCATGTATGTGGGGGTACACCTCAAATGGGAGAATCCCACCTCCAGTCTGTCCAATAACAGGTGGTTGGATTATTTTTATCCATTTCAGAAAACGAAAGAAGTCAACCTTACATAACTCGTTTTCTATCTTACAAAGAGCTAGTTCTTCTTGTGTTAAATCCTTAAAGTCTTTGTATGCTATTAAACTGATTCTTTCGTCAAAATCATCCATTAGTTTAACGCCACCATATTTGAAAACGCCCTGTGACAAGGACAGTCTTTCTTCTTTGCCCACTCCCAACAGTCACCACAGTATAATAAAGCATATGCCCTGTACCATATCATTAAACTCGCTGCCTGTCGTACCCTGTCTCTTGTGTTCATCTTTATCTCCCCCCTTTTTATTATGTAAACCTATTAAGCTGGATTCCTTAAAATATTCTGAGGGTGGTTAACCCAATAATACCAACCCCCTCACCTGGCCATCCCACTTCCCATTCTATCACACTAGCCTATCTTTAACCACATCCATTCTAAGACCACCATAGCTAACCGTAGTCAACAGGCTAACAGATTTTCCCAGGCCGGTAGATGTTGCGTGGTCCAGGGCATCGCATATCATCAGGAGCTTAGCCGCTCTTACGCTGTCGATATATATACCATTATCTAATGTTAACCCCGATGTTAACCCCTCAGACATGGACTCTAATGTTACGCCCTCAACCACTGTTACGCCCTCAGGCGTGGACTCCGATGTTACGCCCTCTTCAGATGTTACGCCCTTGTTACGCCTTCTTTGCATCCTCAACCGTGATTGTTCCTTGGCTTTCTCTTTGTCCTTCGTTGGCATCCTTTCCCTCCAATAGTAATCTATTAGCTATCTCAGCTAGCTTCCTGCTCTCTAACTCTAACATGTCAGGCGTCAATACGAGAAATTGCCCGGTTACACTGACGTC